TGCCACAATCGATAAAAATGATTCATACCACGAGGGGTAGAAACAATAATTACCTTAGTAGACTTACCAGAACTAATAGTAGGATATACACTACTAAAGAAATCATCTGCAATATGGTTGGGAATGAACGCAAATTCGTCTAGGAATATGATGTTGAATGACATACCCCGAACCGCAGATGCAGAGGTAGATGCAGCAACAATCTTAGACTTATTCTCTAATTCCATAGAACCTTTGTTCCATGCAATAATACCTTGTTGCATCCACTTAGGTAATGCCTCATATGCAATCTGCAATCTACCTAGTAGATCCCTAGCGGTTGCAGCTTTGTTTGCAAGAATACCTATAGTTACACTGTCATTGAACAATGCATAATGCAAAAGATAAGATACCACAGTCGTTGATTTACCAGACTGTCGAGGCATCTTACATATATTAAATCTACCACTATGGAAATTATGAATTAACTTCCTTTGAAATGGATACATGTCAAAAGGTACTAGACCTTCATCCAAGTTAATAATTTTTATAAACTTCTCAGTAAAATATACGGGATCATCTTTACATTTCAGAAACTCAGCAATCTGTTTCTTAGTGAAATTAATAGGTGTGTTGGCTTTCTTTAGATTCGGGTTACCAAGATATACATTATCAGATTCTTTAGCCATCAGGGATTAATTACAAGTAAAGGTTTAGTCGGGTCTTTGTCAGAAGGACAGAAATATATTACTCTACCGCCTGGATATACTTTCTCCAATTCATGTTGAACATCCCTCTTAAAAGGTCGTCCTCTTTGTGGGAAGAACATCTGAAGGAACTTAGTTTGTCCTCTAAAGATGAACGTTATAGAATAAGTTGCGCCGTACTTGTTCAACCTATCCCAATTTTCTTCTCGTAAGTTTCTATATGATTTCATAGTAGAACGCAGGTCTCCTTGATTATTTAGAATCCTTCATTGTCTGTTTAAGCATCTTCTGCAATTCAGCAGTGCTACCTACAAACAACGCATTATTAGTGACATTAGTAGTTTGTTTAGTATCTACTTCTTCAATGTCTTTAACCTTCTTTTGAAGATCCATTAACTTATCAGCAGTGTCAGCAACGTGTTTGATTAACTGACCAGCAACTTCATACGATCTTGCAGATTGACTTTGTTCGGCAACATCAAGAATACCATCAACCGCTTCCTGTCCCTTCTCAATTAACGAATATAACTGAGCTCTACTATATTCATAATCCCTTTGAATCTCTGGAGAATCTTCTGAGGATTTCTTAATGCTGGTTCTAGTTGGTCTCTTCTCTATATCTTTTGTAGGGATTATCTCTGAAGAAACTTCCAAAGCATCATCTATAGCATCAAATTCATGTTTCATAAGTCGGAATCAGTTTGCTGACTGATACTGAATACTTGACCATCTGCGAATTCGCTCTTAGTTTCACCGAAACCAAAGTCATCACCCTCTTCTATGAGAGCCGTATCCTGTATAGTAATAGCATTTATAGGAACATCGATGTCATGTGGAACAGGAGTACTTCCATACTCTCCTCTTCTTACAGTTAATCTTTGTCCAGACTTGGACTTAATTAACATCTTCTCCTCATCTATCTGAATATAATCACCTTTATTAAATGGAGTTGCAGAACTAACATTAAATGAAGTTACAGTTTCATTGAATACTTCATTTGTTCTTGCGGTATCATCTGCATTATAATCCTTAACTGCAACTGGAACTGCTTGATATCTAACTTGTCTTGGAGCAGTTTTAAGATTTGCAGTGTCACTAGTGTAATCAACTTGAACTTTCTTAATTAGTCCTTCACTACTATTGTTAATAGGACCAAATAGGAATGTCTTACAATTAAAATTAAGAGTATAAATCAATGCCCTTCTTGTTAGATAATCATCTTCATAATTATCTTCCATACCAATACTCTCAAGAGTTATTGGCATATCTCTTTTCTCACCAATAATACTTACCAAATCTATCGTTAGATTAAATGCTGGTTGAAAATATGGTAAGATCTGTTCTAAAATCTGAATAGCATCCTCATTTAACTTTGCAAGGATACTCATTTGCATACTAATATTATAAGGAACAGGCATGAACCCTTTAATCAGTTTATTGGTACTCTTATTGACTGACTTAAAGGTCTGCATAGTAGAAACCTTTCTGGTCGAGTCATATTGCATACCAGTTACTTCAAAAGACATCCTTGGTAGAGTAAGAGCTGCAGCAACTCCATCGTTATAGTCCCTACCTTGTTCTAATCTTGCAAGAAATTTCTGAGTTGGTCCGTATGATACTGGAACTTTTATTACACTAACAACTTTTCCAGCCTTATCTGTGTGCTGAATTTCAATGTTATTAAAAAGAGTACCAAACGAAACAATTGTTTTACGAATTATTTCGTGATAGAAATGATTGGTTAGCATAATATTACCACCTTATAATAGTATTTAGAACTCACCAAATGGATTGTTCTCTGTGAAATCTAATATTGAATCAGCTTCTAGTTCTATTTCATCATTAGAAGCAAAGTCCAAATTACCAAAATCATCCTTAACGGAAGATACTGTATAACTTGCTCCAGCACCAACAATTGCTTCACCTAATGCAAAGTTACCTTTCGGAATACTGAGTTTAAGTATCCTAGTTGATGCATCCCAACTAGAAACATATGCACTAGTACCAGTAGAGACTCCCTTAACTATTTCTCCACCTTCATAATCACCAAATGATGGTGAGGTAATGGAAGATATAGAAACAAGTGCATTAGTACTTGTATAACCAGCACCAGCATTACTGTATCTAATTTCAGTAACAGTATTAGCAGTACTTACAACTGCCTCTGCTTGTGCGTTCCACAGTAACTCTGTTGTTTCATTAGACTGTTGAACCCATACAGGAGTAATACCAACTGTTGGTAGATATGTATATCCCGTACCACCAGTGGTGATTGCAACTGGACCAAGACATGCTTCGGATACAATAGCAGTAGCAATTGCAACAGAAGTCGGAGAACCACCAGTAAATGTTATGGTTGGTGGAGTAGTGTATCCTGTGCCAGGATTTACTAATAAAATTCTATCAATAGCTTTATTAGGAACACCACTTCTACTAGTCATAATAGCAACAGCAGTTGCCTGATCACCAAGATCAGCTGCACCAATAGTCATTATAGGAACAGAAGTGTATCCGTTGCCTGGGTGGTTAATCGTAAGACTATCAACTTCCCTATCAGAATTTAACGCAGCAGTTACTATTGGTAACTCATTATTAAGATTGTTAATAAACTGAGCAACAGTAGATGTCTGTGGATCACTCTCTTGTTGTACAGTAGTAGTTGGAACAAGTTGAGAACTGGTATTTCTAAATGCATTATCTCCTGTTAAATTTACAGTGACATGATCTAGATATCCTTTAAATCCCTTTGTGACAATGGGATTTTTACCAGCACCAGAGGTATCAGCACCAAACTTTAATTGATCGTTTGCAAAGAATAGAATAGGATCAGCAGTACCTAAATTGTTACTTACGTTTCCATTGACAGATATAGTAGCATCCTGTTCATACTGTTCTACTCTAATAAAGTTCCACGCATTTAGAGTTAGTGGTGTAGTATTCTCTATAGATCCAGAACCAGAAGCAAATACTACGTTTCCTGTTTCTCTATGATATATTTTGAATCTATTAGTCCACATTATGGCTGCACCATAATTAGGATCTTGATCGAATTGTGTAGGATATATCCAACAACTAAAGGATAATCTTCCATCCCCAGCTTGGAATGAATCTACATTCGATGTAAATTTAAAGTTAGCACCATTAACATCAGTATCGTTACTATGGTATAACGAATTGTTTCCAAACTTAATCTGGGATGATGCTGTACGATTTGGTGGAGTAAAGGATACGCTTGGGACATTTAAATAATTAGTACCTGCAAATGTAATGTTTGTAGTTTGAATTGCACCATCAGCAATGGTAACAGTACCAATCGCTTGTCCTCCTCTAGTTGGTTTGTTAATAGTAACTGCTGGAGTTCCCTTATAGTTACCATCATCAAACAACTTAATCATCTGAACAGACTTAGTTCCAATGATAGTAGAGGCAAGAGATACATTAGCAACAGCATTCTGATAATCATCAGTAGCCATCTGTAATGTTACTACTTGACCCATAGTTGCAATAGTATCCTCTACAGGAACACCTTCCTTATCGGTGAGACTATCTGGTAGATCAATAACTTCATCTTCAACTTCAAAGAGCTCACATCTAAGTTCATACATGAATAGGTCATTCATCTGGTAGAAAGGTACTTTTCTTTCTACGTATTTGATCTCAAACAATCCATTATCTAATGGAAGATATATTAAGTCTCCTTCTTGTGGAGTATGAGCAACCTTAATTTCATCTGCTGGCCATAACTTTAAGAATGGAGATATGAAATCATCATACCTTTCTTTAGAAACAACCAATGTTATCTCATCAGTTGCACGAACACCAAACTTAGATAGTACATCCGATGGAGTACCAAATCCATCAACATTCACTAAGTATGCTTCTAACCTAAAACTATCGTCAAATCTAGAAGCAGTTATTTCCTTTATAACTGTGTTCTCATTAACAATCCTTCTAGGCATGTACAGGACATCCTGACCAAACATCTTCAGATGTTCATTCACCAAATCCTGAACAAGTCTTTGTTCGCTTGGTGATCCGTGTAAAAAGAAAGGAGATAAAGGCATTTATCCTACCATATCTAAAGGTGGCAAAGCATACTCTGACATTAACTTCTCCTCATGTTTCTCAATTTCTGCAACAGCATCGTCATATATCTGACGACCATTTAATTCCAATCCGCCAGGTAGTTTAACACCTGTGAATTTAATTAAATTTTGACCCCATTGCCTTTTGATCAAAGAAGTGGTATACTGTTTAAGCCAGTGATCGTTATAAACTGCTGTTTCACTTTCTGGATCAACAACCCTATAACAATCTATAATTAGATAATGGTCATCAACCAATTCCTTTAGGTTTAAATCAAGATATAACTTACCGTTTTTCTTATTAAATCTTACTTGAACATCTGGATTAAGTAGATAATCGATAGTCTCCAAGTATGATTTTGTTTGACTATAGTTCAATAAATCTATTGCACCGTAGTAGTATAAATCATTAAGGAAGATCTGGTATTTTACATTGAACATACCCGCCGATAAGGTGGATGAGTCCATTTTAAATACCTTATTGACTGCAATAACTGAGTCAGGTAAAGGAAGGAAATTGGCATTTTCTTCATACTCTAATGATGGTATTCCACCTTGAGTACTGGTTACTGTTGTTGTAGAAGCAACTCCCGTGAGAGTAGTCTTCTCAGCTTTTGTTAGTTTGTGTTTAAGAAAGACACGATCTATTCCCTCACCATGTCTCTCGTGAAAATATTGGACGGCATCATCGATTAGATCATCTACTTGATCATCATCGACATTGATTTCCAGTACTGGTTTTCCGAGTTTCCTAAGAGCGTACTCTTTCAACCCGTCTTTACTGATTGGTTTCGCCATTCCAGTAATTCATAAGTTTCTCCGAAGTATTTAGGTTATATGAAAAAGTATTTTATTGATGAACACGAGACTTTCGCAATCAATGACGAATTGGGTGCAAGAGTAGAGATAATGGGATGGGAAGAGACCCCAATAATCTATATTGATAACTTCTATAAGTACCCAGATAAAGTTAGAGATCTAACACTTAGAGTACCAGGCACTAAAAACAATAGAGTATGTGCAGGATTGCCTGGAGTAAGAGTAGATATGAACATGGATCTGGATAATTTCTTTCCCGTATGGAAAGAGATGCTAGAAAATGTATATGGATTAACAAAAGATGAATCTGTAGTATTGGAACAATCAATGAGAAATGTTCCATTCTCTGTTAATGTTACCCAGTCAGAAGGAAGAGATAGAATACCACATGTAGATTTTCCAGTTGGTCTTAAAACTAGAGGATGGGCTGGTATTATATACTTAAATAAAGATGATGAATGTAATGGTGGAACTGGTTTCTATACCTATAAGGGTATGCAAATCAATCCAAAATCTGAAGAGTGTAAAGATATTCCTAGAGATAAGTATATTACAGATAGTGATGGTGATTGGAAATTAATACATCTCGCTGAAATGAAATACAATAGAATGGTATTCTATCCCGACAGTATCCTACATGGAGCATATGATAAAGATCTTATATACAAAGATGACCTACACAGGTTAGTTCAGGTGTTCTTCTTACCATTACATTTTC